ATAGTTTTATTCGTGGTTCTAAAAAACACGATACAGACTTGCGTGGTGGAAAGAAAAAGAAGTAGTGGCAAAAAGAAAACAACCTTATAGGTTTGGTGTACCAGCTAAGTATCTAGCAGGTTTATCTGATGCTGCAGCAAAAAAACGTGCAGCAGAAATTAAAAGAACTGCCAAGGCATATAAAGCTGGTAAGAAAATAAATACTAAGAAAGTACAAAAATCAAGAGTATCTGATAAGAAAAAAAAGAAAAAAAGATAATGTCTGCTCGTAAAACTTGTGGTGCGACTGGTTGCAGAAAAACTTTTATACCTAAAAGCAGACAAAAATTTTGTAGTGTCAAATGTCAAAGAAGCACTGCATACAAACGTAATAAAAAAGAAACAATAGAGATAGAAGAACCTGTAATAAAATCTACATCACGAGGACCAGAATACAAAAACTTTGTAGAAAACTACGCAGCTAAATTAGAAGACAATAGACTTACACATCAACAAGTTGCATATGCACTAAAGGTATCAAGAAGTGTAGTTACTAAAATGTATGCTGCATATTTAGAAGATAAAAAAAATTATGAAGCACAATCAGATTGGAAGATTGCACAAGCTACCGTAAAGTCCTTAGAAGATTTTAAAAAGTTCAGAGATAAATATTTTAAAACAGAAACAGGAGAGTTGTATGAAACTGCAGACTTTCACGAAAAATGGATTAACTCTATTGTTGATGCTATAAAACACGGCAAACAACAAATGATATTGTCACCACCTCGTCACGGTAAGACAGATTTACTTATACATTTTGCTGTATGGCAGATATGTAAAAATCCAAACATAAGAATTATGTGGGTAGGTGGTAATGAGGATATTGCAAAAAATGCGGTAGGTGGTGTATTAGACCATTTAGAAAACAACGAATCACTAAACGAAGACATAAATGGACCTGGTATAAAATTTCAACCAAAGGTACGTTCAGGTAAGTCTTGGTCATCAGGACAATTTACTGTTGGTACTAGAACCGTTACTGGTATCAAATCACCAACAATGGTAGCTGTGGGTAAAGGTGGTAAGATACTTTCTCGTGACTGTGATTTAATTATTGCAGATGACATAGAGGACCACGGTACAACAATACAACCTAGTGCTAGAGAACAAACTAGACAATGGTGGACAACCACGTTGTCATCTCGTAAAGAGGAACATACAGGCGTAGTTGTTATAGGTTCTAGGCAACATCCAGAAGATTTATATAACTTTCTTTTAGAAAATCCAGAGTTTGAACATATTGTAGAAGAAGCACATAAAACAGATTGTGTCTTGCCAGAAACAGAAACAGATAAACATAAAGATTGTATGTTATGGAAAAACAAACGTACATACAAATGGCTTATGTCACAAAAAAATAATGCAGATACTACAGGTGGTAGAGCAATATACGAAATGGTATATTTAAACAAAGCATTTGTAGAAGGCATAACAATGTTTAATTCAGAAGATATTGACCAGTGTAGAGATGTCAATAGAGTTGTTGGGCAAGTACCTGCAGGGACATACCTAGTCGCAGGACTTGACCCAGCATCTACAGGTTTCCAGGCTTGTTTTTTGTGGGCTGTAAACCCTGATTCAGGAATGATGTATCTTGTAGATATAGAAAATGAAGAGGGTGGAGGAGTTGCACAGGCTAAAAAATCTATAAAGAAATGGTATGAAAAATATAGTCTTGCACATTGGGTTATAGAAGAAAACGGATTTCAAAAAGCTATAAGACAAGATAGAGATATAAAAGAATATTCTGCACGTATGGGTATACATTTAGAGGGACATCAAACACAAAAAAACAAATTTGACCCTATTTACGGTGTTGGAAGTATGCAACAGTTATTTGAGCAAAAGCTAATTAACTTACCTTATGGTAGTGCAGAAAGCGAAACTAAGAGTAATATATATCGTAGGCAACTAATTTATTTTTCAAGTGCTGCTAGTAAAGCTAGTAAAGCAAAAAACTATAAATCAGATGTCGTTATGGCTAGTTGGTTCCCAATAAAAGTTATAAGAAGACTAGGAAAAGAACGTCTAGCTGAGGTAGGATTAGATTATGAACCTAGTTTTGGAGAATGGAATTTAAGCGATATGAACGAAAGTCCGTGGAAATAGAATGACACCTGAAGAGATACAATATCAGATTACAAATTTACACTATGACAATCAAAGTGCATATTCTACAAGAGGTCGTATAAGAGCAATTATGAATGGTGGACCAGATGGTTTACTAGCTTTATTAGGTGACCAGATAAAAGGTTTTCAAGATTATCAAATACCTGTACCTAACCTTATGATGTCAGGTTTAGAACATCTTGCACAAAAAATAGGTCGTATTCCAAATTTAAAAGTAGATGTACCTAATGGTAAAGATTCTGATAGAGCTAGAAAAAAAGCAGAAAAGATAGCACGTATTGTAACTGCATATGACGACACACAAAAATTAGATTTACAAATGCCACAGGTTGGTAGATGGTTACCTGGTTATGGGTTTGCGGTATGGGTTATTAGAGAGAAAAAAGGACCTGATGGTACACCATATCCTTGTGCAGAGTTACGTGACCCTTATAATTGTTTTACAGGTTATTATGGTGCAGACCAACAACCAAAAGAAATGGCAATAATTCGTAGGGTTCCTAAAGAAGCATTAGCTAGAACATATCCTAAATATGCAGACCAAATAAATAAAAAAGATGTTGTCAATACTTTAGGTGTAGGTAGTGCGTATGCCTCTGCATACACAGATAGTTACAATGGTTCTTGGGCAAACTCAAATGGTCAAGGTGATTTAATAGCAGAATATTATAACGAAGATGGAACATATGTTTTCCATATGACATCATCCACAATACTTGATTTTATTCCTAATCCATTAGATAGTGGTCCTGCTTTTGTTGTTGCAAAGAAATTTGCTTTTGATAGATTACAAGGTCAGTACGACCAAATCATAGGACTTATGGCTTCTATGGCAAAAATAAATGTTATGTCAATAATAGCTATGGAAGATGCAGTATTTACAGAAACAAACATATCTGGTGAGATAGAATCAGGACAATATAGAAAAGGTAGATTTGCTGTAAACTATCTTGCTCCTGGTACACAAGTATCTAAACCAGCATCAAACGTACCATATCAAATATTTCAACAAATAGACAGAATAGAACGACAACTACGAGTAGGTGGTTCTTATCCTGTATCTGATGATTCACAAAGTCCACTTAGCTTTGCAACAGGTAGAGGATTAGAAGAACTCGGTGCATCTATGTCATTGATGATTAGAGAATATCATACAGTAATGGCAGATGCTGCAGAGATGATAGATTTTAAAAGATTAGAGTGGGATGAAAAAATGTATGGTGGTTCTAATAAATCACTATCAGGATATTACAACAACACATTCTTTTCAGAAACATATGATCCATCAAAAGATATTGCTGGTGCATACAAAACTAGAAGAGTTTATGGAGCTATGGCTGGGTATGATGAGCCACAAAAGATTGTTACAGGTTTACAGCTATTACAGGCAGGTATTATTGACACACAAACCTTACAAGAAAATCTTGATGGCTTAGATAATATTGTCAGAGTAAACGAAAGAATTACAAAAGAAAAAGCAGAGAAAGTTTTATTTGATTCTTTACTTGCACAGGCACAACAAGGTGATGCAAAGGCAACTATGGCTGTGATACAGATAAGAAAGAATCCTGATGATATGAGTACAATACTTGACAAGTTTTACACTGCAGAAGATCCAGAGATACCAGAGCAAGAACAAGAACTGCTTGGAGGAGGTGCCCTACCACCACAGGGTCCTCCACCAGGCATAGCACAATTATTACAAGGTATGGGAGGATAATGTCAATTAATGAAAAATTTGCAGATATAGTATTTAGTTCACTTGATGATGTTGATGAAATTGGTGATGACATAATTTTAGAAGCAGAGATGTACGAACCAAAACTTAGATTTTCTCCATTCTCACCTATAGATTTACCACAAGGTTATATGATTATTAGTCAAACATTTATATACGAAGAACAGGATGAAGAAGATGGCAAGAAGTCCGAGTAATAAAGGTATTACAAATAGAAATGCTAATGTTCCACCAGCAGGTAGGAATTATCAAGACCAATCACAAGCTGTGCGTAGAATACCTGGTGTAAGTTTTGGAGAGCAACAAGAACTAACAGAACAACAAAAAGCTGCTCCACTTGCAAAAGATAGTATGCCTAATGAAAAATCACAACCAAGACAAAATAAAATACCTCAAATGGACATTTTTTCTGCAACGAAAAGACCTAATGAGCCAGTAACTTCTGGTTTGCCTTTTGGTCCTGGAGTATCACCTGTTCCTTCACAAGAGCAGGGATTACAAGATGTTAAAAACTTTATATACGAAAGTTGGTTAGCAACTGGAGATGATAGTTTACTAGAGTTTCTGTAATGCTTTACAACGATTTCTCACAAGACAAAGCCGAAAAATTAAGCAAAATAAATCAAACAAGTTTTAATACACCAAGCTCTGTTATGGTGCAATTAGCCAAAAACAATTCAGATGATTCGCTTGTAGAAAAAATGCAATCTTTTTTTTCAAGAAACAAAGTAGGTCCTTTTGAAAGATTAAAAAATTCTATTGCTTCACAAACAGGTATAAATCCTGATACTGTATCTTCACTAAGAGAATTAGGTTTAAAAACTGCTTTTATGGGAGCACGATCTTTGTGGGAAGATACATTTCCAAGAATAGGTAGAGCTGTTGCTTTAAAACAACAAGGCATATCAGAACCTTGGAAAAAAGCAGATGTCAGTCCTTTTGGTGTATGGAAAGCAGAAAGAGAAAAAGGTAATGTTATAGATTTTGGAACTGCAATTTTTGGCGACACAAATCCAGAAGATACACAACTTTATAAAGATTATATTGATAGAGGAATGACACCAGATAGAGCTAGGGAAGAAGTTTTAAAACGACAAGGAAAAAATATATGGACTTTAATTGAAGAAGAATCTAAAAAAGTAAGTTTACCTAAAGAAACAGCTTCTGCTTTAGCTGCAAGAGGTAAAGGCACTGAAGCTACATTTGGTAGAGTAATGTGGCAACCACTACATTTTCTCGTAGGACCAGAAGATGAAGCATATGATTTTTATACAGGTGTTGTTGATTTAATAGCTAATGTAGCAGATCCAACTTTTTTAGTAGGTAAAGCTGTAAAAACTGTAAAAGCAGGAACAAAAATGTTAGCTCTGTCAGATGATGCAGCAGCAAGTGTGGGATTACTAAATGGTTTTGTTAGAAAATCTTTTAGTAAACGTACAGTAAAACAAGTAATTGATTCTAAAGAAGGTTACAAAGTTGCTAAATTTTTATTAGAAAATAAAAACAATCCTGCAACAATACTTGAACAATCTAATTTTAAATTTGTTAATAAATACATTATGAGAGATCAACAACTTTCAGAAAGAACAACAAAATTTATGTTAGATTTACAAAAAATTGATGAAACAGGAGAACAAGGAATAGCGTTAGTTAAAGATTTATTGAAAAAAAATACAAATGTTGTTGCTGCTTCTACAGAAGGTTTAGTACCTAAATTACAAAAACAAGGTAAAATTTCACAATATTTTGACACTTATTTTGGAGCACAATATGAAACTAAATTAAGAGCAAGTAATCCTGATCAATTAATGGTAAATTACAGTAGATTTTTAAAACAACTAGATCCTAAAGAAACAATAATAAATAGAAATGAAAGAGTTTCAAAATTAAT